GCTCATCAAGGATATTCTCCCAATCGTCTACGAGCGGCAGTTAAAGGAGATAGAGGAGAAGGAAGTAGTAAACAAATCTGAATTATTCTATGTGCCTTATTTATTAAATGATAAGGAGAATGCAGAATACCTACAGTTCAACAAACGCTTTCATCATTTACTGTTACAACCAGAAAATAAACATACCAAAGACCGAATCAAATTTTTATCTTTCGAACGACTACATTTTCTTGCTAATTTAAGTAGTTCATCGTACATTTGCAGAGGATTAATAAAAGACCTGAGAAATAAAGACTCAGAATCTAAAATATTGATCTTTTGCGGTAGTACTGAGCAGGCAGATAGTGTATCCTACTACTCCTATCACAGTAAGAATCAGGAGCTTGGCCATCTTGATCTATTCAATGAAGGTAAAGCTAACAAGTTAGCTGTATGTGGAAAGGTAGATAGGGGTATTAACCTAAACGGAGTGAATACGATCATAATGGAGGCTATGACAGGTAGCGAAACTAAAATGATCCAAAAGTCTGGAAGGGGAAAGAGATTAAAGATTGGAGAGGTATTAAGAGTTTATTTCTTGGTTCCGTATTACAAGCAGTTGAAAATGAACAAAGTGCGTACATATCCTACGATAGTTCTTGATAAGATCAGGAAAGCTTGTAAGAATATGGGCATTGAATCGGCAAAAACGTATATCCTAAAACTAGAAAACGAGAATGGCAAATCTGGAGATTCAGCTTAACACGAGCATTATCAAAAAAGTAAAATCGCAAAACTTTCAGGTGGATCAGATTGGGTCTGTCCTGTTTATTCTTTTTGCTCTATATGAAGATCGAATTGATCTATTAGATGAGTTTGATGATTTCAATAGGCAGAAGCGTGCATTCATTTTGTATACAGAGCTACAAAATAGGGACTTAATCGAAGTGAATAGTGAAGCGGAAAAGGATAGTCCTCATTACGTACTCACCAAAGCAGGGATTGAGTTTGTAGAGTATATTAAGGCTGAGTTTGCCCAGACCCATCAGCAAGTGGATAGTGCAAAAATAGCGGTAGCAGGCATTGAAGAAGACCAGCTTGGCAAAGTAGTTAGTCCAGACTCTCTCGAAGGATGGATTGATGAATGGATAGATATATTTCCAAGGGGCCTCAAAAGTGGTGGTCGATTAGTCCGAGGTGACCGGATTTCATGCCTTCGTAAAATGAAGGTATTTATGAAGGAATATCCTTATGACAAGAGTACTATCCTTAAGGCAACCCAGAAATATATTGATTCCAAAAGGGCTGAAGGATTTCAATACACGAGATGTGCCGTCTATTTTATTTATCGTGTGGAAAGCAGTCAGAAGGATAAAATGTCCGACTTGGCAGCATGGTGTGATCAGGTATTGCATGAGCAAGCTGAAGGAAGTTCTGAATCCAGTAATAATCTTGAAATAATGGCATAATGAATCTGTTTGAATCAACTCTAAGTAATATCGAACAGAAGGCCGAGATCAAGAAGGCAGGTGGTTTCAATGGCATTCCCTATCCCTATCCGAGACTTTCGGAGTTTGTACCAAGTATAGATAAGGAGAGTGTTATTGGAATCACTTCCTTTACTGGAGCAGCTAAGTCCAAATTTCTACGATATACATTCATAATGTATCCGTATGAATTCTCTCTAGTGAATAATTATGATGTTTTGATAGATTATTATGCATTGGAAGATAGTGCTATGAAGGTATATAAGAATATCCTCTGTCACCATCTGAATGCAAAATATAATATAAAGATTAGTACATTCGATTTAGATTCTAAGTTCAAGGCACTCTCTAGTGATGTAATCGCGCATATAAAGGATGCAGAGAAATACATGCAGGATTTTGCTTCTAAAGTTAGGATAAAGGACGGATTTACAAGACCTTATGCCATCTATCAGGATGTCATAAAAACTGCGGCTGAAAATGGTGAGATAATTACAAAAGATGTTGATTTTGGTGATGGTAAAATACACAAGCAAATAGTCGATTATATCCCCCATAATAAAGGTTTACATTGGCTACTTGCATGTGATAATCTTAATAATATCGACAAGGAAAAACATCATTCCGATAAGAAGGATGCAATGGATAGTTTCGTCCAGCGCGACTGCCGACTTATCTATTCCAAGATATTTAAGATGACTTGTATCATCATCCATCAGCAGGCATTAGAAGCTGAAAGACAGCAGTTTACTAATACAGGAGGTTCTATTATCGAAAAGATTAAACCTTCAATGGCCAATCTCGGTGGAACTAAAGAGGTAACCAGAAGTTATCATCTACTATTCTCACTATTCAATCCACATAAATTCAAGATTGAGAATTACAGAGGGTATAATATTGGGCATATCGCAAACAATTTCAGAGAATTAGAAGTAATAAAGAGTAATGAAGGATTTGACAATGTGTCAGTTCCTTTATACTTTGATGGTGCTTCTGAGATTTTCTGGGAAATCCCGCATGCTGAAAAACAAAAGGAAGAGCTACAAAAGTTCTACGATTGGCTTACCCGTGAAAGGTTAAGCCAGAAAAATAAATCATTATTATTCTAAAATTCCCAAAGTGAAAAAATACTATTTCGCGTATGGCTCCAATTTGAATCAACAAAGATTGGAAGCACGGGTAGGGAAGGTTATCAATCTGGGAGTGCATCGTTTATATGGTTACCGGCTTGTATTCAATGCTGGTAATCAAGAACATGGTGGTCCTTATGCAAATCTACATCCTGTAAAAGGATATAGTAGAAATGAGTTTGTGGAAGGTGTTGTTTATCAAATGACTAGCAGGCAGATAAAAATGCTTGATGTATTTGAAGGAGCCCCATCCTTTTATACACGATTCATTGAATACTACAAAGGTAAAGACCTACAGGTGTATATTGCTATCCAGCCGCACTATATTGATAAGATAACTAGTCAGACTGTGCAAGCAGATTATTTAAGGCATATCTTGAAAGGTGCGATCGATAATAATATAAAGAGCACAATCGAAACCTTAACTGATCTCTACCCTATACAAGTGGATTTCTTGAATAAAAAGTAACAATTTCGTTGGATGTTTTTCAGTTTTTGCATATCTTTGTAGAAACAAATCCAACAATGGCAACAGTTGCTTTAGTTATCGGTCCTTCTGGAGCAGGCAAAAGCTCCTCAACCAGAACGTTAAATCCCAAGGAAACGTTCATTATTCAGTCTCTTGGGAAGAAATTGCCATTTCCCGGCAGTAATAAGCTCTATACATACTGGAATAAGGAAACTAATCCTAACGGTAATATGTTGCTCACTACTAATGGAACAGTGGTAATTCAGTGGCTTAACTTTATTAGCCAAAAAATGCCACATATTACGAATATTATCATAGACGATAACACTCACCAATCCTCAATGGAATATATTAAGAGGATAAAGGAAAATGGATGGGAGAAGTTTAATGATATTGCTTATAATATGGTGACTATAGCTAATCTAGCACCACAGTTGCGTGATGATCTAAATGTCTTCATCCTTCACCACACTACAACAGAAGGTGATGGAATCCTGACAGATGTAAAGATAAAAGCTCAAACGCTTGGAAAGCTCGTTGATCAGAAGATGTCTTCGTATGAATCCTTCTTTGAAATTGTCTTCCGTGCCGAAAAAGGTAAGGCAGAGAATGGAGAAGTAGAATATTATTTCTTAACCAGGGATGCAAATTCAACAGCAAAAACACCAATGGGAATGTTCTCAGACGAACGTATCCCGAATGATCTTCAACTCATTAGAGAGAGGATTAATACTTATTATAACGGTGAAATAGTAGAAAGTAAATAAGAAATATGTACAACGAAGAAACAATTGATTTTGGCAACGTAGAGGCTGCCAGCGAGGCTAAATTCCTTGATCCCGGTATGTACCGCCTCAAGGTAGACGCTGAGAATACTAGTGTAATTGCACAGGATGGCAAGACACCCTATCTCACCGTTCGCTTTTATAGCGAGAAAGATGGTAGTGTAAATGAGAAGTTTTTCCTCACCGCAAAAGCCCTTCCTCGCTTGCAGTATTTGCATGAGGTATGGTTTAACAAGAAGCTCGACAAGAAATTTACGAACTTCGTGCAGGTGGGTGAATACTTTAAGGCTGCACTCACATCTAAGATTGTAACACGTCCTATGGTTGTGGGTGGTAAAATCACCCCTGATGGTAAGTTCTATAGCGGCTTGCCTTACACAGGATTTGTAGTTCTCGAAGAAGCTCTCTTTGAGGAAGGTCCTTTTGATAAAGACAGCGATCAGTATAAACGTGTCGTCAAAGTAGAGAAGGCCAATCCTGCCGTAGCTAATACGGATAGTGCAATGCTTCCTAGCGCAGGAAACATGCCTAGCACTGGAGCAGGCTCCTCTCCTTGGGATTAATTCTTTAGGCGCGAGTTTTAGTTTAGTATAGCTCCCTTATATCCATGAGGGAGCTTTCTTTTAAACTTCTATTATGGGAATTTATAATTCATTCTATAAATGGACACCGCAAGATATTGAGCAGGTGATAGAACTTATTGATATTGCTAGCGGATTTACCACTCTTGATGTAGCAAATAAGATTAGTAAACAATATCCCGGTTCCCATATATCTAGTTATTACCTAGCAAGACTAGGTGATGTAATGGATAAAATGGTAGATAAAGGAAAGCTAACTAAAACTATCGTATCCACTCAGAAGACAGATGGAGGTATAACCGAAAACAAGTATAGTTGGAAATAGATTTCAACCATGTAGATAGTGCTCAGAGTATAACATCTGAATATCTCCTCTCTAAACTAACTGAGGAGCAGATATTCTTTTACTATTTTGGGCGCTTCGAATTGGGAAAATCATATCCCTCTAAATTAAGAAGAGACAGTACACCCAGCACTGGGTTCTACATAAATAGAACGGGGAATATAATCTATAATGATTTAAGAACCGGTGAGAAGCTCAACTGCTTCCGATTTGTAGCCAAGCTATTTCATCTCGAATATCGGGATGCTCTTAACAAGATTGCACAAGACTTTGGATTGGTGAAAGGAAATGCCTCAGCTATGGCTAAGCATATCCTAGAGCAGGGAGTGGAGTTTGACAGAGAGCTAAAAAAGAATACTCTAATCCAATTCATTCCCGGACAGTGGACAGAGGCCAGAGTATTATATTGGATGCAATATGGTATTACTGTAGAGCATGCAACAAAGGCTAATATCTTCCCTGTAGATGCACTCTTTGTAAATAAGGTGACGTATAATAGGCTTCCCGAGTTATGCTTTGCATATCTCGTTTACGCTAGCAAGAAGGACAAGGAACCCAAAGTAAAGATATACTGCCCTAACAAAGAAGGGGGTATGAAATGGCTTTCTAATGTTCCTCTTGCATTACCATTTGGCATGGATACATTAGTATATGGCACAGATCATATATTAATAACTAAGGCCAAGAAAGATATGGAAGTATTGAAACTCCTACATCCATCTGTAATCGGAACTCAGAATGAATCAGAGTCAGCATTCCCAGACGACATTGTAAAACACATATGCTTCAACTTTCCGAGGAGAACTATTATATGGGATGCTGATATTACTGGTGTAGAGGCTTGCAAGAAGTTCAATTCCAAAGGATTTGGATATTTCAATACTCCCAAATCTCTTCTCGAAAAGGGTATTAAGGATGTCTCAGACTACGTAAAGGCATTCGGATTGGATGCGTTGAAAGAACTATTACAACAAAAAGGCATTTTATGAGTGCAGGATTCTGGAGAGCAAAACCAAATCTATCTACTCTCATTCATGATACCAATAGTAATATTGGATTAATGAGAGCAGAAATTTGGAGAATACGAAGGATTTGGAAGGAGAGAGCAGAATCTCCTGAGGAAGAGACAAAAACTCTTGATAATATTGAGAGATATATAAAATCTCTAATGAATAACATTGATCTTTACTATAAAAAAGAAAGGGATTTATATGAGCAAAAAGGTAGTGACAGGGGTTAAAACTGCGAATGACTTCTTTGTTGAATGGTGCAATGGAAAAATTGCATTTGAGGATGCTTTGAAGAAGTTTGCCGGACAGCATGTTGAAGCAGCAGTGGATGCTATAATGGCTTCTACTAATGACGGAGATGATTGGCATGGAGTTAGTATTGATTTTGATGCATATCCCTTAACTAAAATTGTTTAATGGGTTTAGAATCTCGTTTTGAAGAAGGGTGGTGGCAGAAGCTATCACCTTTTTTGTTATCCCAACAATTTGCTCATATTGGCCAAACTCTGCGTTTTCAAGCAGAGTCAGGGATTTCTATCACTCCACGCTTTGATGATACATTCAGAGCATTTAAGGAGTGTCCCTATAAAGACCTCAAAGTAGTATTTATGGGGCTTGATCCATATCCTAATACAGGGATATGTGACGGTTTGGCATTTTCATCTAAATACACACCTCTTAGTGAGCCAGCTAGTCTGAGATATATCCTCGACGCTATGGAGCAGGATGTTTATGGAGGATTTGGTATAGGCTTTAACGAAGAGTATAGAAATACTGATTTAGGTCGGTGGGCTAAGCAAGGAGTCTTGCTAATTAATACTGCTTTATCTACACAAGTGGGTAAGACGGGTGCCCATATTGATCTATGGCAACCCTTTATTAGTAATCTTATAACAACATTAGGTTTCTATAATACAGGCTTAATTTATGTATTCTTTGGATCGCAGGCAAAGCAATGGGCTGCTGCCGTTCCCAAAGGGCAGAATTATGTCTTTACTGTAGTACATCCAGCTTATTGTGCCTATAAGAAGCTAAAACATTGGGATTGTGAACACATTTTCTCCAAGATCAACAAAATCTTAGAGCAGAATAACAAAACTAAAATTCTTTGGTGATGATTACTTCGAAAGATGCACTATTTCTATTAAACAAAACTAATGAGGAATATAATAATAGTTCCGAGTTAACTCGATGGCTCCAGATATTGGAGCATGAAATTGAAATTGCAATTCTTAAAGGAGAAACGAAAGTATATTTGTTCAAGCTTAATCGGCTTACAATTAATAGTTTAGTGAAAACTTTAAAAGAGAAGCCCTATTACTACGATTGTCATGCTTCTGATGATACATTTGTTTTGAATATTAAGTAAATCATAAAAATTATTTTATGCCTGATAAATATGTCAGTGATATTCTCTATCTGAAATTCCATCCTGCTCATATGATGAAAGCGAGGCCATCCAAGCCTATTGAAATTGAAAAATTTCTCGAACAGGTATATAAGGATATAAGTAAGGCTCAGGAGATGGGAGATGAGCAAATATGTGTACCGATTGGTGGACTATCAGATAAAGAAGTTCAAGCAGCCACTAAATTCCTTAATCATAAGGAATATGGAACTACAGTAAGAAACAAGGAGTTAATTATTGCATGGTAACCTAAATTACACTCAATGAAGAACTTAGCACATATTCCCATAGATATTCTTGAGGATAATCCCTCAAAGTTATCAATGCGCTGGCCTCACCATACGAGCCTTGCACCGTACAAAGCACGACATCGTATCTACTCTTACCGATATGGAACCAAGCATTATATGCTAGGTAGGAAAATCAAGAATCTAATCAAGGGAAGTGTAGGAAAGAATTGGGATGAAGTATATTCCAAAATTAAATCTTATACTATTGGGCTAAGGTTTGAACATGATATGAAATGGTTACTTAAGGGAGATATTTGTATTCCTGTTTGGAGTTGTAAGTTCCAGCGATGGGAAGTATCTCGTGACTATGCTTTCATTTCCTATAATATAGAACTTTCCGAGTATATACAGCGCGTAAGGAGTAGTCCACGGCAGTATTATATGAATCATAGGTTCTATTATGTGTGTCCAATATCTAAGAAGATTCGTGTTGTACATGCAACAGCAGACGCACTCAAAAAAGATGCAGATCATTGGAGGAGACATTATGCTTTCCAAAAAGAACGTAAGAAAAAGCGAAAAGAAAGGAAGAAGTGTAATGATAGCTATATTCTTAGAATGATCAATAATCCACTCCTCTTTGAATTCTATAAGTCTCTTCATAAGGAATATAAAGATATTCTGGCAGAAATAGATAAATATGAATCTATGAAGAAAAGAAGGGAAAAGCATTACAACTGGTATAAGCCATATCCGGGTAAACTTCAGAGGCTTGAGATCATAAAACCTCAGATCACCGAACTTGAAGCAGGAAACTTTAACTGTTTCTTTGAGAGTGGTATATATCTCTACTCTCAGCAAAAAGAATGTCATCATTTCGCACAACCATAAAGTATGCCAAACACAAGAAAAATTACGCGCCAGAAACGAGTTATCATCTACCTTCAGAACCAACTGAAAACAGGTTTTTGTGGCACTGAATCAGCTCAAATTCCTATGTCTGACAATGATAGGAAGCGTATCGAATTTGAACTGGATAGACTCTTGAATCCTAAGGCTAAGAAGAAAGCCAAAACCGAGGATAAAGGTCCTGTAAAGAACCCTGAGCGCTGGTATATCGATATATACTCTATTAAATACGGGTATATAAAGAATTCTGAGCGCAAGAAGCAGAAGGGCAAAAGCCGCAAGAAGATGAAGAAGGTGAAAACTTCTTCCCTCCTCAAATCAGTTGTTGCTCAGGATGGTATGATCACTGCCTATAAAGAAGGTAGGATGGGATTAAGTCCTAAGAATCATTCCTTCAAGCTCCGCAAAGAAGAGCTGTTTAGCCTTTAAAACTATTCTATGAATACAATTTTCATAATTTTTATTATTCTTTTCCTAATCGAAAAGATAATAAAGCTTGGAATACTAATATCTTTGATGGGAATATTGCATTTACAGCACAAACCTATTAATGATCTTAGTGTCAAGACCATCCGTATCCTATGGCATACCATTGGGATATTAGTGGGATTCTTTCTTCTTGCACATTTTGTAAATTAGCAATATGGAAAAGCAAAAAATGGTAAATACAAATCTCTATGCAGTGTATGGTACACTGCGTCAAGGCTTCGGTAACTACGAAAGGCTTCTCAATAATACCAAATGTCATTATTTGGGTAAAGAGAGAACAAAACCTGAGTTCACGATGGTGAGCTTGGGAGGTTTTCCCGGTGTAATTCCCGGTGGTGATCAATCTGTACTCGTAGAAGTATTTCGTGTGGAATCTCCTGCAATAGAGAAGAGCTTGGATTATCTTGAAGGCTATCCTAGCTTCTATGGCAAAACCCAGATCGAAACACAATGGGGTATTGCGAATATGTATACTCTCGATGACACATATTTGGAGCGTCGCCATGTTCCCTCCGGTGACTGGGCTGAGTTCATCGGTAAGAAAAGCTTGTAGCTAAACCAAAATCACAATTATGTTTCCCGAAAAAATTGCAAAGATTAGTGGTTATGGAAAAGGCTCTCATAATGCTGTACTCTTTTCCACTACACTTTCCTCAACAAATATTATAAGGAAGATAAGGAAAATGGGTATAGCAAATTTCCTTACCTTGGATTCCGGAAATATGTATGATTATAGTACTAAAGTCTATAATGACAGAAGGATTGATGGTATTCCACAAACTGTAAACAATGGTACTTGTTGTTCCTTTACCAAACCTAATCGTTGGTATTTATTCCCTTTCCATCCCACAGAACTCGCTGCGGTTGGTTTGACAGAGGACAACCTCATTGAATATATCACCTTTCTTAATAGCCTGAAATGTGGATTTGAATATCTATATTTTGGCCTTCAGGAAGGTGGTGAGTTTGTAGATCATATGATAACCAGACATCATTCTAGCTATGCAGGAAATGGTGAATATTTCTGGGTGGGCGTAAAGCAGAAGACAAACAGTGTTAGAAATGGATATGCTAATCAATATCATTATGCTCACTGGATTCATCTTCGGTATTTGATAAATAGTACCCAGTATGGAAGTAATGATAATCCATATTATCTATTTCCGCGTATCATGTTCCACTTGAACAAAACAAAAAAGCTTCCTAAATGGCAGGCTTTTATGTTTGCTTATGCAGCCACTCAATGGTATGGTTACTATTGTCTTGTTGATGGCGGTTCATCAGCCTATGTGCCTGATTTGGGTCTGAAACCATCTGAGTTCAAAGCTCTGTTAAATCATAAAGGAGATAACAGAACTATGAATTATATGCTTACCAGTAGTAATCCGGATGCAAAGAAGGCTATTGGATTCATTCCGCAGGCAAAGCATGAAAGCTATATGGCAGCTAGCATATTCGGTAAAAGTGTAGACGATTTTATTGCCTACATGAAGAAATGCTATCCGTCTACCAAGAAGAGAAACGTTTCAGCAGCTAAAAAGATTACGAATGGCAAGAAAGCAGCCGCAAAACAGTAAACGCATTACGAATCCTACTATAGGAGCTGATATAGAAGTATTTCTCCAGAATATTAATTCTGGAGAAATTATTTCTGCTGAGGGAATTATCAAGGGAACGAAGGAAGAACCTTTCCATTTCGATGAGTTTGAGAATCATTTTGCAACCTCTCTGGATAATGTTATGGCTGAATTCAATATTCCGCCTGCAAAAGACGCCCAAAGATTTGCTAATAATATTCTCTACGCTATGGGATGGATAAATGGCTTCATTCCTGAGAATGTTAAAACCCTCGTACAACCAGCAGCCCACGTAAACTATTCCTATCTCCAGACAGATAATGCAAAAGTATTTGGGTGTGAGCCTGATTATAATGCATGGCTTATGGGAGAGGAGAATGGTAAACCTTGTGTTACAGGTAATCTCCGGAGTTGTGGAGGCCATATCCATATTGGATATGATAATCCCGACATTAGTACCAGTATGGAACTTATTAGAGCTATGGATATTTTCATAGGTCTACCAAGTGTTCTTCAGGAGCCTGACAACGAAAGGAAATTGCTTTATGGCAAAGCTGGAGCATTCCGATCCAAGAGTTATGGTGCCGAATACCGGACAGTTTCTAATTATTATGTTGATAAGAAGGAACTTATGGAATGGGTATTTAATAACACAATGCAGGCAATTGAATTCGTAAATAACCGAAATATTCTTACAAGAGAACAAGGTGAGGGAATTATTCATGCTATTAATACAGCAGATAAGACTCTTGCTAAGGATATTTGTGAGTATTTCGGTGTAAAATTAGCAGCCTAATGCTAAAAATACTCGTTGGACGGGATGGAAGACCGTCTATGAAGAAGGTATTTGCTCTTATGAAGAGTGAAACTAATCTTATTGTGCGCCGGATTATTGCTAAGAAAGGCAAGAGTTTCCTGCGCGTATATGAAGGGAACCAATCTGATAAATTCAAAAAACGACCGATCAATGAACTCACAATGGCTGGTAGTAAGGTTATCCGATGGGGTAATCGAATTGAGGCAGAAACAGATAAGACTACGATTGTCTACAACAAATCCGAGGCTATTGAGAAAGCTACGGACAAAAAGCGTAGTCGGGAACTCTTCATTAAGGGAAAGGTACGAACCCCAGCGCTCGTCACTCCCACAACTATTGGAGCAAACCAATATCCCGTCATAGCAAGACCATCGAGACATGCAAAAGGTAAGAATTTTGTCGTGCTTACGAACCAAGAGCTATTTTCGGCGCACTATGCACAGAACAGTAATGCCGGTTGGTATTACTCGGAGTTCATCAACAAAGAACGCGAGTTTCGTGTGCATTGCGCACACGGCAAGATTCTGGCTGTTATGGAGAAGGCTAGAGGAGGCGATAAGATTGCATGGAATAGAGCAGTCACAGGAGAGCCATTCACGCGTGTACAAACAGCTGATTATCCTTTCTCGGTATGCTTCCAAGCTCTCAAAGCGGTTAAGACACTTGGTCTCGACTTTGCGGGTGTCGATGTACTCCTCTTGGGGAAAGATGGGATCGTGCTGGAAGTGAATACAAGCCCAACACTGAACTCTAGTGATCATGTTAGCACTATGTATGCTAAGTATTTTGATTGGCTAAATCGCTCCGATAAGCGCCGGGAGCACTGGGACTTTACGAAGTTCAAGAGCGCAGAAAGCTTCCAGTGGAAGAATTTCCAATTGGATGAAACCGCTAATCCGGGAAAGAACACGACGACAACGCAACAATAAAATTAAACCAACAATTATGTGTGGAATCTTTGGAGCTTCGCTAAATCCTAAGGTAATGGATAGGGCGATGACTAAGGCCGCTATTGCCAAATTCAAGATTTTAGGAATTTATAACGTAGATAGGGGTAAGCATTCCTGCGGTGTATACATGGGTAGTACTCTTAATAAGGGAGTGGACAATCTGAAACTTTTCTATGATTACATTGCAGCTCAGCATTTCGTTGATCCAATGGAAAGTGGAAATTTCACTATGATTGGCCACACCCGAATGGCAACTCATGGCACTCATACTGAAGAGAATGCTCACCCATTCCTCGTTAATGATGATTTTGTTCTTGCTCATAATGGTGTCATACGTAACATATGGCAACTTTGCACCAAGCGTGGAATCGATCATAAAAACATCCATGTAGATAGTTTAGGGTTGGCTCATATCATTGACAAAGACGGATTCGGAGTACTCAATGAGTATGAGGGATTTGCTGCTCTGTTAATGAGTAGAAGGAGTGAACCTAATTCCATCTATGTGTATCGTGGAGAGTCCAAGAGGACTACTAATGGTGAACCAGAAGAAGAAAGACCTTTATTTTATATAAAGTCTGAGGAAGGTATATACTTTTCCAGTATGCAGAAATCTCTGCTTGCCATTTCTGATTCTATCACTGACAAGATCGAGCAGGTTCCTGCTAATATCGTATTCAAAATCACTAATGGTACATTCACCAAAGTACGTCATATCGTAGATAGAGGTGCAATGAACGTCGGTGTTTCTACAAATACATACGGTGGGAGTCCGTCATCCAATTACCCAAAACAGACGGGGTTGGAGGGCGCGAACAAGCTTATTGGGAATGGTACTTCAGCGAATACGGTGAATATCCCCTCATCTACGACTAATAGCCGTGTAGGGAATGTATCAAACTCCAACCCCAGAACTGTCTTTCAAAGAGATGTCACCCCAATGATTTGGTTCGAGACACTGCCTGCAAGGGCTCATTTCTATAACGAGAATAAGAAGGAAGGTATTCTTTATAATCGTGGTAGATATTGGGTCTTCAATGAAGGTGCTATCGAACTGGCACATGGCTCTTATTACATTAATAAGCGCGGTTATATCTCTAAATTTAAGCAGAGGGAAAATCACAATTATTACTTCTTCGAAGGAGTTATGGTGAAGAGTTTCACTGCCTATCAAGAGGCTCTGAAAGATGATGCTCTCAAGAGCTTGTTCTGGAATAGGGCCATGTATCTTTCCAAATATGCAGAATATCCCATTGGGAATACCGAGAGGGATTGTAAAGAAGCCTGTATAGATGTCTCTGATTTTGCGAAGTATCGCTGGTATCAGGGGCAGCAAATGTGCTCTAACACTGGGTTTACACCTAAATTCTCTGATCGCAACTATATTATCCGGGACGGTTTGCTCTCTGTCATAAAAGTGCAAACCAAAATGGGTGGTAAGGATGAGGATACAGTGGATTTGGATGCTTGGGAAAAGTCCAAGAAAATTACAGTGGCTGTGGAATCAACTTCGGGGGGTCCTATTATTATTCCTCCTATTCTTTATACACCTACAACGACTGAAATTCCATTCCCTGATCCGGAAGACAAGAAAGAGTCTTCTGATGATTTGGATGTTCAGCATTTCTACATTCCATTTAAATCTGCCGAGGAAGCAAGAAAAATGCTTTCTTGTCAGGAGATAAATGCACTGAGATATTACATTGCAGACATTATGATGACTGAAATGAGCTATACTCCTGTATCTATCTTCGATGATAATGTAGATATTCAGCTCAATATGTTCCTACAATTGTGTGCTGATACTAATACTAATATCATCGAAAATTGGGATGAGAAGCATTATAAGGATGTTCTCGAATATCTTATAATTGCTGAAGATAATCCTGATGGAGAAATCTTCGAAGACTTCAGAACTAAGATTGATGGTGAAGAAGATGAGGATGGAATGCCTTCGGAAGACGGAGAAGTGGAGGTTTGCGAATTCGTTCCCAAGCCTGTCACTGTAGAGAGAGTTGAGGCTGTCATGAGAGAGATTGCAGAGGAAAGAAAACGGGATGATATGCGTGTAGTGGTTAATAATGTTTCGCAGGATGCTATGGATACAAAACTCTATAGCAGATATGAAGACCAGTCGGAAGATGAAGAACCTCCTGTCATCGATCAGATCGTTGCTCGTGAGCAAGCTCAGATTCCTGAAGATTCCTCATCTCCTGCTTCCAGCTTTCAGTATACGAAAGATGAGCAGAGAGATTTTGCTGTTGGCGATATTATCGATTCTATGATAGAGATTCGTGATTGCGCAAATGAGCTGGTGGATTTTCAGGATGATGATTTCGCTCAGGAAGTGGCGAGTGTGATTTACAAAAGTGTAGACCCGCTTTTCAGGGACCTACGTACTATAACCGAAAAGTTCAATGAAGTCGATTTAACACGTCATATAAACGTTGCTTATGGCAAAAGAGCTAATCATGGTACGGTACAAAAATGATCCCTCTCTCAAATATAAAACCGTTAAAACCATCACCGGTGAAACAGAATATCGCCGGAATTGTCGAAAAATCAAAGATAAGTATTATGTACAGGGAGAACAGTGTTTCCTCGTAGGGGACACATGGTATGCCTATACCTCTAAGCTTATCACCTTTGATTATGAGAAAGGTGTGTATGTCCTAATAAAGGATACTCCTCTTGTTTACGGTGTTGCTGAATTCAAAGAGGATGGAAGTCCTATTATGGGATATTTCACGGAGAATCGCTATAATAACATTCTTGTTAATATCCAAGGTATAGGCTCTGTAAGATGCCTCAATCAGCAGGTATTAGAAAAGGGAGGTTATATAGAGAATATCTCTGATGGGGTATGGCACCGAAGGAAAGGGCTATCTCCCGCAGAAGTATCAAACTTCTCCAAAATCACAAGCCGCAAGGTTTATAGGGAAAAGGGCTATAATATCGAGGATAATGCTGAGGAATTCAGGAATAAAATCCTCGCATATAAGGAAAGTCCTATCAAAATCCCTGCTCGTGCAGTTCGCTTAGCAAAGATGTTAGGAAATACGACTGTTGGGATGGAAGTGGAAACTGCTCTGGGCTATGTTCCTGATCATATACAAAACCGTCATGGAATTGTAATATGTAGGGATGGTAGTATAGATAATGCAGAATATGTCACTGTTCCTATGCATGGAGCAAAATGCTTATGTAATATTAAGTATTTTGCTGAGGAATTATCTAAAAGAACTATTCCTGACATTAAATGCTCGTTTCACATCCATCTTGGCACGGTTCCTGACGATAGACTCTTTATTGTTGCACTATGGGCTCTGGCTATAAAAATTCAGGATGAGCTTTACACCATGTTCCCGGGATTCAAAACCTATTGGGAAAAGTTCAAAAAGAAAGATTATAACCAGAAAGTTAGGAAGCTAGGAATAGCCACCCTGAAAACTACGTTCACCAATCAGGAATACCATGCGTATATTGATGATGCATATTATCGTATACACAAATTTCTGAATGATGGGCATGAGCCCGATGATAGGTTTAATCGTAACAATCATCAGCATGTGAGATCCCAGAAATGGGAGAGAGCAGGCAGATATTATTGGATCAATTTCATGAATATGTTCTTTAGTGAGAGAAAGACGATAGAGTTCAGGCTCCATCAGGCTACCACTAATGGACAGAAAATGGTGAATTGGTTATTTATCTGCAATGCTATTCTCAAATATGCTGAGAAGAATGCTAGGAAAATCCTATCTAGTGCAGACAAGATTAGTCTAAATGAGGTATTAGACTATTACAAGGATAATTTTAAAACCAAGGAAGCAGACTTCCTTTCCCGGTATCTAAAAGCATATGTCGAAGACAGAAAGCAATATTTTGCCAATGATAATGCCAGAGGAGACTATGAGAGTAGGAAGGAGCTAGTGGGTGATAAGACTTATTCTTTTGGTTTTGAGGATGTTACATGGCTCTTCTAAAATAAATACAAAAAATAGGGGATATTTCAAAAATATTCCCTATTTTTGTTTTATGGCAAGAAGACAACTAATTCCCAGAACGAGAGCCTCTGGAACGATGACAGAGTCTCAATATTGGTCTTTCATAAGATCAGCTCTCAGAAATAAGAGTAGGTATTGGAAACCCATTCAAGATGCAAAAGTACTGGCCAGAAGGCCCAACAAGAGTGAAAATAAAAGACTTAAGTATGAATATCAGTGTGCTATTTGCAGTATGTGGTTCCCCGAAAAGGAGATTGAGGTAGACCACATTGAACCTGTGGGCTCTCTGCGTTCTGGAAATGATTTGAAAGACTTCGTACAAAATCTATTCTGTGAAGTGGATAAACTACGAGTGTTGTGTGAGCCATGTCACAAAAAAGTAACAAAACAGCAAGCTGATGCAAAGACCTGAGTATAAGAAAGTTTTTGCAATTTCGCAATCAGCACTCAAAGCGTTCAAGACGAAGACGCTTCAGGAGTTCGTAGAACTCTATATCAATAAGGAAGAAGAAGATGATGACGTAGATGCAAAATTTGCATTTGGTAGTCTTGTTGATACTATTGCTTTTAACCCCGAATTGCTCGATGAGCGATTTTATATTCCGAGTTATGAGGTAGCCTTACCTTCGGAAAAGGTTCAGCAAATTATCGATAAGGTATATAAAGAAGCTGCTTCCAAAGTTGAGATGATCAATACCCTAAATGAAAAAGGAAACCTGCCTGAACCTATTTATCTTCCAAATATCGCTGATATTTGGGAGTGGCAAGACTTAGTTATTAAACATGCGAAGGCTGTAGGATTTGGAGGCTCTACTTGGAGCACTAATAGGATAATGGATAAGATTGGCGATGAAGGCAATCCTTATTTCCGTCTTCTTGGTGAATCTAATGGACGTCAAGTAATTACATCAGCTGATAACATGGATGCTGTCGAAGTGGTAGATAAGCTCAAGACCAATAAGCTTACTTATCCGTATTTCACTCAGCAGGAAAATGAAACTCTTCTATTTCAACAGGAGATTTTCATAGACCATGTGTTTAAGGATGGCCTTATTGTCCCACTCAAAGGAGCTATTGATATTATCCGCATAAAACACCATTCAGAATCTGTAGAGATTCCTGATCTTAAAACTACCCATACTTCTGAGCAGTTTGCAAAAATTGCAAGGGATTTTGGATATATAGTTCAGGTGAGTTTCTATACGAATCTTGTAAGAGAATGGCTAAAAACTTATGAGGATGGTAAATATGCTCACTATACTATTGAAATCCCATCAAATATTGTTATAGATAGGAAGAACAAAATTCCTTTCATATACGAATATTTTGCTGAAGATTTGGATATTATAGAGTTTGGCAGTAAGGAAAGGGGAATAGAAGGCTGGAGAAGTACGCTGGAGCAAATAGGTTGGCACATTGCTACAAAGCAATGGGATATTCCAAGGGAACTTTTCGAAACTGGCAAAATAAAGCTGAGGATTTTCAGATGACAAGAAACGATATAGACATCAGTGACTTACTAAGGGAAGATTATATTGCCCCGCAGTCCGTATTTGATACGAAGCGGACCAAGACGTCGCACTTTATGCTCAACACTATCTTCCATAATAGTAGTCTGATGAATACTGAGTATTTCGTTAATGCTTTCTTAGACGATGAGGAATTTGAGCATAGACTAATGAGACCTTTATTCTTGGTATTCAAAGTATTACCAAAGGATAATAAATGGGCAACAATTGCTCCTCGTCTAAGAGCTAAGTCAGAATATCTTATGGAATATTTCGCTGGAGTGCAGGACGCCAAACACTTAACTGTAATGGTTTTCCAAGTTCCGGATAAATATGCCAAAGACTATCTGAATTTCAAACAAGGAAAGTATTCTCACTTTAGCCCAGAATATAAGAAGCTTTTCAATCGCTACGCAGCGAATGACAAAGCTCAGCCTGTAGAAAGCAAAATCTGGCAAGTAATACATAAGAGTAAGGAATTAAAGAAAGAAATGGAAAACTATTTCACTGTAAGACCTGACAAACCCACTGTATTAGACCCAGAAGATGAACTTTGGGGTATTCCTGAGCCTAAATACGAACATTTTCGACATAAACCTAAATCGCATGAGTAGTAACCAAGGTGGTGGATTACGATTTAATCAGGGCAAAGCGAGGTATGACTTAATTCCTGCCTATGCTCAGCATCAATATGCTTTGGTCCTTACAAAAGGAGCAGAGAAATATGCTGAACGCAACTGGGAAAAAGGCATGCCTTGGAGTAAAATTCTCTCATCTCTCGAACGGCATTTATATGCTATTAAGAGAGGGGAGGACTATGATCCTGAGACAGGATTGCTCCACTCTGCCCATATTATGTGTAATGCTGCCTTTTTGACAGAATATTACAAAATATTTCCTCAGGGAGATGACAGACCGTTAGATTATCTCAAGCCAAAACGAATTGGCATAGATATTGATGATGTATTAGCGGACTTTCTTCCTGCATATGCGAGGAGATATAATATCGATATTCCAACAAATTGGAATTTTGATGATAATTTCCTCGAACATTATCAGGATTTAGAAGATCACTTCTTTGAAAATCTTGCTAGTGTTATCCATCCTGCTGAGTTTCTCTTTGAGCCTGTGGTATATGTAACCTCACGACGCGACGATCTATACGGCGCTACATTTAATTGGTTGTGGAGGAATAATAACTACCCAGTTGCTCCCTTAGTATTTGCTAAGGATAAGCTTGAGGCTTGTAAAGAATACAAAGTAGATGTATTCATAGATGATAAGTTCGAGACCTTCGTACATCTCAATAATAATGGTATACTCTGTTATCTCTTCGATGCGCCCCACAATCGCAAATATAATGTGGGCCATAAGCGCATCACTAAGGAGACACTAAGCAGAGTTTTATGAACCAACATTTCTGGCAGTGTTCAGGTTGGGTGTTAGCAGGTATCCTTTTTTACTTTCTCATCTTTTACGCGCTATTTGAAGTAAAACTGGATCGGACACGCGATGGCGACTTACTGCTATGGTATACAACCTACGATAAACGTGGGAGTGCAACACGCAAGTATATCATTATATTTCGGAAAAACCAAAAATAAACCGACAAGGCTCTGGACATACCAGAGCCTTTTTATTATGACAAAAATATTTAACAGGTATTATGTCGAAATAAAGGATAAACATGGAGTACTCAGATATTCTAGTAGGATTGAGGCTTTTGATGATGAAGAAGCTATAAATCTTGCTTGGGACGCACATATAAAAAACATAAGTAGTTGTCGTTCTGACTATCTGGAATTTCCACTAACCTTTACATCAAAAATTGATAATGGGTAGAGTATTAGTAGTAGGGGACATCCACGGAGCACATTTAGCTTTACAACAAGTATTAGATAGATCAAGATTCGATAAGGAGAATGATATTCTAATTACTCTGGGTGATATAGCAGATGGATGGCCCTACGTGAAGGAATGTGTGGACATACTTCTACCACTAAAGAGGATAGACATTATAGGAAATCATGATGAATGGTTCAAGGAATGGCTTACCAGAGGAGTACATCCACAATATTGGATGCAGGGAGGTGAAGGAACTGCCAAAAGTTATTTAAGGGTAACAGATTCCGAACATCTATTTATAAGAAACACTTGGGAAAGAGGATTTACAACCTCGTTAAATCCCGGAGATATAGATGTAGATCATTGGAAGTTCTTCATGCACCAAAATCTCTATTATCATGACACTGAGCGTAACTATTTCTTCTGTCATGCAGGATGGGATAGAGAAAATCTGGTAAGTAGGGTAAGAGAGATATGTCCTTACGAATTCTATTGGGATAGAGAACTTTGGCAAAAAGCTATGTCGGCAGGACCAGATGTAAAGCTGAAAACTGCGGATAACTTTGATTGTGTATTCATAGGCCATACTGCTACCACAAACTGGAGTGCAAGAGAGAAAGCTACTAAACATGGGATTATTATTCCACAAGGTGGCAAAATTGATTGGCCTCTATATATGGGCGGAATATGGAATCTCGACACTGGAGCGGGATGGTCTGGTAGACTCACTATAATGGATGTCGATACAAAACAATATTGGCAATCTGATCAGGTAGAACACCTCTATCCTGATGAAACTGTAAGACGCACAAGAACTTAATATGAAACTCAAAACTCCAATTAACGAGAACTATGCAGCTACGCTCGTAGTAATCAAGAACATTATCAAGTTGGATAACTGTGATAATGTGGTGCATACAAGTATCTTTGGCAATTTAGTTGTCGTTGACAAAGAAACTAAAATCGGTGATAAGGGAATATTCTTCCCTGTCGAAACCCGGCTTTCTGACAACTATTTATATGAAAACAATCTCTACAGAGAACCTACCGCTAACAAAATTAAAAGCGAGAAAGGTTATTTTGAGCCTAACGGACGTATTCGTTGTGTTAAGTTTCGGGGACATCGATCTGAGGGCTTGTTTATGCCAAATAAATCTCTACTACCGTTTGCTGAGGCTGTTGATGTTGCAGCTCTTCCTGAAGGTAGTGTGTTCGACGAGATTAATGGAATCAGGATTTGTGAGAAATATGTTCCGAAGATTACCAGAACTCCGGGCCAGCCGGGAAGTGGAAATCAAATCAAGAAGATAAAGAGAGCATCCCGTCTTATTGATGGGCAGTTCCGCTTCCATCCCGATACAGCAATGCTTGGGAAGAATATCTTCAAGATAAAGCCAAGCACTCTCATCTCCATAACTGACAAGTTGCATGGAACCTCCTTTGGAGTAGCTAATATCCTGTGTAAGAAGAAGATTAATCCTTTCCTTAGATTTCTTAGCAAAGTTGGTATTCCTATTGTGAATACAGAATATGCTATAATTTATAACTCCCGGAAGGTAATTAAGAATGATAAACAGTATAATAGCCCCAATCATTTCTATGGAGAAGACTTGTGGAAGGATATTGCTGATCAGATCAAGGATATTCTACTTCCGGGAATGACGGCTTATGGAGAAGCTGTAGGCTTTACTAATAGCGGAAAAGCTATCCAGCATGGATATGATTATGGCTATCCGAAACAAGGATGGTCACCGGGAGAGTTAACTGATCTTCCGGGAGATACAAAGAACTTTGGGGTGTATATCTACCGACTTACACTCACCACACCTACAGGACAGGTAGTAGAATTCTCTGCCCAACAAGTACAGGAATGGTGTAAGGCGCATGGTCTTAATCCTGTTCCTCAGTTCTTTTATGGTAGAGCTGGAGAATTTTTCCCAGTACAGGGAAATCCAAGTATTGAGGAATGGCAAGGTGAACTCCTGTCCAAATTACTCTCCTCCTATAATATGGAGAAGCTTGATCCTAATTGTCTGATGTATAAGGTTCCTGCTGAGGGGCTTGTCCTGCGTATTGAAGACGGAATATCCTATGATGCATACAAGCTTAAGAGCTTTGCTTTTCGTGAAAGGGAAACAAAGTTACTTGACAAGGGCGAAATTGATTTAGAAACAGAAGAATCTGTATAATGAAAACCTTAATTTTAACGGTAAAAGAAGCAACTCAGGCGAAGATTATTCTTCGTCCGGGTTTTGCTGTAGTGAAGATTCCGGGAAGCTTGTCTTATCCGGATCAGATTGAACTCAGAAACAAACTGCTGAAAATTGTAGATGGTAATAAGGATACTAATGAGTTCCTTAAACTCTATTACAAGATAGGCACGCCTTATCTGTTTCTCAATCGGAAAATCTCCTCTTCTCAGAAAGAGACTTTTTGTGTTTATAAGTGGGAGGAACTATAAATAGGAGGGGAGAAATCCCCTCCGAAAAGCTACAATATGGTAGATAAAGCAAAGAAAATTATCGTCATCTGTATGGTGGGTACTCCATGCTCCGGAAAATCTACGTGGATTCTTAATAATAGGGAAAAGCTATCTAACAAATATGATAGTGCTCCCGTCATTGTTATAAGTCGTGATGATATACGGGAAGCACTATTTGGTAAGGAGTATCTCAATGAACAAACAAATGAGGGTGAAAAGAAGGTTACAGAACAATACTATCGTCAATTAGCAACAGCTATGTGTTGCGATAGAGCTGTAGTCATCCTCGATAACTGTCATCTAAGCCGTAAGTATATCACTGGCCAATACGATGTATTGAAGCCATATATAAATTCAGGAAAACTTGAATTCTATATCAAGAAACTCTGGATTCCCTATCTTAAGGCTTATATGAGGAACGTTAGGCGCAAACTAACAACAGGAAAATGGATTCCTCAGGAATATCTATCTAGCTGCTTTAAGCGCTATCAGGAACTCGATTTATCAGGCTTCAACGAATACACTGAGGAGTATTTATGAGTAATTTCAAGAATTCATTCAGGGGAAATATATGGCTATGCTCTGATTTACACTTGGGGCATGGCAATATAGCTAGTAAGAACACAAGTCAATGGAAGTCTGGTTATCGTCCCTTTGATAGTATTGAGCACATGGACCACGTAATAATTGATAATATTAATCGCTACATTAAGCAGAATGATATTATTATATTTCATGGTGACTTCTCATTCGGAGGGCATACGAAGATTCCTGACTATCGACGCCGTATTATTTGTGAGAACTTCCATTTCATTCGTGGTAATCACGATCAACATATTGATAAGTACAAGGACTACTTCTCTTCCATACAGGATTATTGGGAGGGAACTCTCAATGGACATCCTTGGGTGGCAATGCACTATGCTATGAGAATATGGCTGGGAAGTCATAAAGGCTTTTGTCATACTTATGGCCATAGTCATAGCTCTCTTGAAACTAATTCAAGAGGAGAAACTACACCTTGGGGTAAAAGTATGGATGTAGGCATTGATAATGCTTATAGACTCCTTGGTGAATATAGACCATTTTCATTAGATGAAGTGGTAGATATTTTTTCACTTCGTGAAGCCAAGATTATCGATAATCACGGAAGTGGTACAAATGTACGATAGTGAAAAACAAGGGAAGAAGGCACCTAGCTAAGCGTAGTTCTTTTAGTGGAATTGGTAATCTCAAAGGTCATCTAGTAATTCTTACAAGACCCATCACTCAGATGAGTTCACGGAATGGTGATTGGGATGGAGAAGCTGAAAATCTCTTTCCCAGAGGAGAAAGTAAGAAATGCTATAAGAAGAAATGGAGCAAGCGCGTAAGAGGTTATTTCAAATCCCAAACGAAGGAGCTACTATGAAGAAGGTATTTATTGTTAATATTGAGGATACAAAGCTAGTCCAGAGGAGTGATCTTCTGGACTGGCTCTGCTCCTCAGAAGTTCAAAGAGGAAGAAGTACAGATAGATATTGGATCGTAAGAACTGATACAATGATCCATAATACTTATATGGATATGGATGTAAACTATCTGATAAATATGCTTCAGCGAACTCAAGTAGATGGATATGAATCATTAATGATAATGAAAGCGAATGTCAACAATAATCGATCAGATAGCTCGTCTGGTAAATTTGAAGGAGAGTTTGGATCGGGCGAGGTACAACAAACTGATTCTCCTAAAACTGGAGAAGTTCCTCACGGAGAATCCAACTCTGAGGTTTTGGCAAGCTCTTCACATTCTGGAGATAGTGAGAGTGGACAAAGTGAATCCTAATGCAGAATATGGCTGCGATATTAAAGATGATTTCTATGAGGAATCTTCTGAAACATATAATCGGTTAAAGGAAAACTTACAAAAAAAGCCTTAATATGTCTTTATATAGAGTGGGCGATATAGTAGTTGTAGACTTTAGTGATAATGTTGGTGGCATGGAGATAGCTATCACAGAAGTTACGGATGACCAGCCGGATGGGAGTGGAAGAGAAAGTAGTTATTTTGGTGATGATCATGACGGAAATGAATGGGGATTTTCAGATAGTATGGTTGTAAATACTATTAATTTAATTCCTCGCATTATGGATGCAGGAACTCCAGATCAATTCAGAGAGGAAGTCCAACCGCAACAAAATGTACCTATCATAGTGGGTAGTGCAGGTGAACTCGATCGGGCAATGGAAACAGTTCAGCAGACTATAGAACATGAAGATGCAATGAGGGCTGCACTACATGAAGCTGAGAATGCATTAGTATGGGGAACCCCTCGCAGGAGGATAGCACCTAGAAACGATGAGGATACACCTAGTGTTCGTCAGGGATATACCACTTTAATGAACGAATATGAAGAACGTCTACGAAACAGGAGGCTCAATACCTCTCGTGATTTTGCAGATTTCTTAGGAAATGAATTTCATCCTAGACCGGCAGACCCTGAACCCCCTCCTCCAGCAACTCCAGCCTTCAATATTGAGCCGGGTAGAGAAATTCGGGATATTGATGCACGCCATCCCACTCTTGCCGATTATAGACCCACATTTGGTATGACTCGTCATCTCACAAGGTTCAACTTTGTGTATGAAGGAATTGCTATTACTCTTGTTCCTGAACTAATTGGCGATGGACAGACATATGCCTTCTTTGATCAGATGGGACAAGAATGGATAAGTCAACATACTAGTGGATTCGATGAATGGGTTCCTAGCGTAAGGGATGAAGCCAATCAAAGATGGCATAGATTAAATGCTGCTCCCCGAAAGAAGGCAAGGAAAAAGAAACTCAGACGTAAACAACCAATGCCGGAAATCAAAGATGCAAAATACTATGCAACCTCCGACTATGTCGGTTAATCTCCCTAATCTAGGGAATGGAAATACAATTATCTTCGGATGTATCGTAGGCTCGCATGCCTACGGTACAAACGTAGAAGGAAGTGATGAGGACAGGAAATGGGTATATGTTCAAAGTCATATAGACCTTTTCATCAATGGCTATAGACCACAGATCGAATTATCAAAGGATGAGGTGGCTTATGAACTTTCCCGTTTCCTTGAATTAGCTCTCAAGGCTAATCCTACAATTCTGGAGCTATTATTTAGTCCGGAAGATTGTATTCTCTACAAACATCCTTCTTTTGATAAGCTATTGAATATCAAGAGACAATTCTTAACCAAACAATGTCGCTTATCTTTTGGAGGTTATGCTATCTCTCAGATTGAAAAGGCGCGTGGACTTGATAAAAAGATGAACTGGGAAAAGGAAAAGACAGTCCGCAAAACTGTCCTTGATTTCTGCTATTGGATCGAGCAGGCAATCAATCCCAGACTCAATGATAATTATCAGTCTGCCCCTATTAAGACAGTATTCTCCGAAACACAGCTTGCTAAAATGGCACTCTCTGCCATACCAAACACAAGAGGACTTTATAATGTCTTCTGTGATGTTCGGTATGTATTTCATGGAATTGCAGATGAGACATCTAATGATATTAGGACTCAGGAGGTCCCAAGAGATGCTGTGAATTGTGGTATGTTGTTCTTTAATAAGGACGCATACTCGATTCATTGCAAGGAGTATAACGAATACACTAACTGGCTACAAAAGCGTAATACTCAGCGATATGTAGATATTGAAGGACATGGACAGATGATTGATGGAAAGAATCTTCTGCATTGTGTCCGCCTTATCGAAATGGCCATAGATATTGCTGAGAAGAAAGAACTTGTAGTTCGCCGTCCAAATGCAGAGTTCCTAAAGGAAATTCGTCATGGGAAACATAATCTCAACGAGATATTGGAACATGCTAAGGAAGGAATCGATAAGCTCGATGAAGCATTTAATACACGTCTTCTCCCCGAAAGATTCCCTGCTGAGAGTTTCCTGAAATATCTAAATTATGATATACGGAAGCAAGTGGAATCAGAAAGGAAAGAAGTGATAAAGCCAAATTTCAAATAAAAAAGACCCGGATAATTCCGGGTCTTAACTTTCAGTACAAATTAGCCTTCCATAACAGGTTCACCAGTGAAGCTAACAATCTTTGATTTTGGCTTCTCTGCCTTCTCATCTTCCTCAGCCTGTCGCTGAGCGAAATATTCCTGTATTTTCTTTGTGTAGTCTGCCACTTCCTCTGAGGATACCGGAGTACCATCTTCGTACTGGTAACCAATCTTAATCGTGCCTGCCTGTACACCTCGTGCGAAAATCTGCTGTATACTAGTGAAAGCAGGTGAGAAGATATTGAAGAAGTTATAAAGAGCTTCTAATTCAAAGCCTTTGATCTCGAAGGTAGAATTCGAATCCCATGTAGGGACCTGCTGGAAGGGACGCTGTTCTGGAAGATTTGCCATAGTTTGTTTTTCTTTTACTTTTTCTTTGTACTCTGAAAGGTTTTCTTTTCGGGATTTATCCCGTCTGCTTTTCGGCATAATTAAATGTTATGATGCAAAGATAATACGAATAAACAGAATAAACAAATATTTTTTCCAACTTTTTAAAAATTTCTTTTCTGACTGAAATTTGCTATTTTTGCAGGCTAAAAATTTATGGATGTCAACAACTGCAATCGATTATTTTCACGGCAATGAATTAGCCGCAAACGTCTGGGCTTCTAAATATGCCCTAAAGAAGAACAAAGAACAACTCGAACAATCTCCCGAGGAAATGCATAGGAGAATGGCCAAGGAGTTTGCGAGAATTGAAAAGAAGTATAATGGATTCTCTGAGAACATTATATATGATCTTCTCAAAGATTTTAAAGCCATTATTCCTCAAGGTTCTGTGATGTCTCAGCTCGGCAATCCTCATCAGATAGGCAGTCTGTCTAATTGTATTGTATTACCTAAGATTCATGATTCCTATGGTGGTATATGCTATACTGACCAACAACTTGCTCAAGTGATGAAAAGGAGATGTGGCGCAGGGATTGATATTAGCACACTACGACCTACAGGGACATCCGTATCTAATGCAGCCCAATCTTCCACGGGAGCAGTATCATTTATGCATCGATTCTCTAATACCACTCGTGAGGTAGCTCAGGATGGAAGAAGAGGAGCATTAATGATCTCTCAGGATATTCGTCATCCTGAAGCTGGTGATTTTGCACAGATCAAACAGGATTTATCTAAGGTTACAGGAGCTAATATCTCTCTAAAACTTACAGATGATTTTATGAGGCGTGTAGAGGCAGATGCTGACTTTCTCCAATGTTTTCCTGTAGAGAAATATTCTGAAGATAGTTATACAGAAGCAAATGATACTCCTTATAATAAGTTAGAAATGTGGGCAAATGCTCATGTTAAGAAAGTGAGAGCTAAGGAGTTATGGAACCTTGTCATTAAATGTGCTCATGGCACAGCAGAGCCCGGGCTTCTATTCTGGGATAGGCAGCACTACTATTCACCATCATCCTTATACAAGGAATTTGAGAATATAGGAACTAATCCTTGCTCTGAGATTGCGATGGGAAATGATAGTTGCAGACTTATCGCTAAGAATATGTTCTCCTGCGTTGAATATCCCTTTACATATAGTGCTACTTTCGACTTCGATTCTTGGTATAGTCTCTCTTATTATACTATGATTCTCATGGATGATATGGTAGATTTGGAACTTGAGCATGTTGATAGAATACTAGCTAAAATTGATAAAGATGAGGAACCTGAACATATCAAAGCGGTCGAGAGAAAGACTTGGACTGATCTTTCTAATAGCGCTATACGCGGTAGACGTACTGGGACTGGTTTTACTGCTCTTGGTGATACCTTAGCAGCTTTAGGATTAAGATATGGTTCTAAGGAGTCACAGGAGATGCTAGAAAGGATCATGCATATAAAACTGAGAGCAGAACTCGATGCCACTATTGATATGGCGATGAGTCGAGGAGCCTTTCCAGCATTTGACGCCAAATTGGAAGCAGAATGGGCTAAAGATCAATCAACATTCTTCTATTTCATTAAAAATGAATATCCTGCACAATGGGAACGAATGCAGAAATACGGGAGGAGAAACATTTCTTGGAGCACAATAGCTCCAACAGGAAGTTTATCACTACTCGCCCGACTGAGCTTGAAATACTTTGGCACAACATCAGGCATAGAACCTCTGTTCAAGGTATATTATACCCGACGCAAGAAGATCAACCCCAACGACAAAGATACACGCGTCGATTTTGTAGATTCTCAAGGGGATAAATGGCAGGAATTTCCCATATTCCATGAAGGATTCAAAATGTGGTGGGAAATAAATAAAGAGTATTTATATCACGGACCTATCACTTCCACTAAAAACTCCGATTTGGAGACAATGACAAAGGAAGAGATAGATAGCTATATAAAGATGTCTCCTTACTATCAGTCCACAGCCGAAGAAATAAACTGGAAAGATAGAGTACATATGCAGGCTATATGCCAGAAGTATATAACCCACTCTATTAGTTCTACTATTAATTTACCTTCAATAGCAACAGAAGATGAAGTTTCTCAAATCTATCTGGAGAGTTGGCGTCAGGGTCTTAAGGGTATCACGATTTATCGTGATGGCTCTAGGAGCGGTGTGCTGGTTACTACTCCAACCAAGAAACAAGAAGAAGGCATACTTTATACGGATGCTCCAAAGCGACCCGGAGAACTCGACGCAGAACTCCATATCATCAGAGTCAAGGGCATAAAGTATGCTGTATTAATTGGATTTCTTGATAATAAACCTTATGAAGTATTTGCTTTTGATGCCTCTTATGAAGGAAACGAGAGTTTGGTGAGTGCGAGAGGTATTATACGAAAGGATAAGAAGAATTATACCTTTGTAACAGAAGATAATATTGCTTATCCAAAGATTAATAAAATGGCATTACATGCAGATGAACAGATGCTTACACGTCTAGTTTCAGGTATGCTTCGTCATGGAGTTAATCCTAAGTTTATTATCGAGCAAATCGATAAGTGTCCTCTGGAAATAGTGAGCTTCGGTAAAGCCTTGGCTCGCGTTATAAAGAAATATATTCCTGAAAAGGAATTATTGGAACGATTTAAATGTAAAGATTGTGGCTCAAGCAACGTCAGATTTGAAGAGGGGTGCGCTAAGTGCCTTGACTGCGGAAGCAGTAAATGTGGATGAGGATTTCAAAGAACTCATCGAATCCACTAATCCTGAGGATTATGAGGAAGTAGTAACACTCCTTTCAAAGTATAATAAACCTAAATATAATAAACTGAAGCTCTGCGAAGAGCTTTCAGAACTTAGTGAAGTATTACTGAAAAGTATTACTAAGATTCCTGAAAAGCAGCCGCCTCTGGAATCTATTGTAGAAGAGGCAGGAGATGTTATTCTTCGCCTTGTTGTTTATATTGAACAAATTGGAGCTGGTGAACTTATTGAGAAACGCCTCACTGAAAAGGCTTCCAAACTCTATAAATATATCGCTGAAGGTAAATATCCAAGGGGTGTATAATGGGGTGTATTAACTACGAAAAGGACGAAATGGAACAATTGAGAGTTTTTGGGGATGATATTCAGATGATAACTATGAATGGTTATCATACTGAGGCTATGAAGAATAAGGTATATGGATATGGATCGGAAGTTAACTATCCTATTCTTGGCCTGCTTGGTGAGGCTGGAGAGCTAGCCAATAAATACAAAAAGGTAATTCGTGATGATAATGGCATTCTATCTATGGATAAGAGAGAAGCTCTTATTGATGAATTGGGTGATGTCCTTTGGTATGCCACAGCTCTGGCAGATGATCTTGGAATTAGTCTGGGAGAGGTGGCACAGCGAAATTACAAGAAGCTCAAATCCCGTAGGGAGAGGGGAGTATTAAAAGGAAGTGGAGACAATCGATAAAGAAATAGAACTTCAGATGCACGAAAATCCTAGTGAAACTAAAGAGCGCTGGAGGGCTGAGAAAAAGACAGGTAGAGGAGCAAGAGGTCCTCGGGAGAAGAAATACAAAGTATTCTCTAATACGGGTTTTAAAGGTGTTATTAACACAGGCTCTGGCAAGAGGCAGTTCGCAGCACAAGTAACGTATAGAGTACCTAAAAGTCTCATAATGAAGAAAGTGCATGTTGGTAGTTTTGCCACTGCGGAGGAAGCTAATATAGCCCGTATTAAATTCATAACTGATTTGTTATGAGGATTTTAGAAACAAGTAACGACTTTAGAACAGCTATTTATAATATTCTCCAAGCGAAACCTAGATATTTATATCTAGCTTCGTATGGACTAAATCTCAACTCTGAGTTTATAAAGAAGCTATTTAAGAATGCCCCTAAAAATACTCGCCTTATTATTGGTACAAGAGATCAACTTTCTCCACTCTCTATGTGGATGAAGAAGCATTTTGATCACCAAGAGATTCCTACACGCTTTGTGGAGGAATTTCATGGTAAAATAGTTGTATCAGATAAAGGCGTTATAATTGGTGGCAGGAATCTTACTGATAGTGAATGGGAAGACTATAGTTTTTTCTCTAATAGTAAGAAAACTATTGGATTGTGTAAAAAAGCCTTTGAAAATTCTTGGAGGAGGGCCAAGTAATGGATCAAGTACCTGAATCTCAAGACTCTAGCAATTATCCTAAAGAAGTGGGAAATCCTATGAATTATTGGGATAATTGCGCTGGATAAAAATAATTCCAGAAATATTTGGAATTAGTCAAAATTTGACTTAACTTTGTGTAACAAAAATCAACATATATGAAGAAAACAAACACGCCTGCAAAGGGCAAGACGAACAAGAGGGCCGATTCTACTACGAAGATTTCTACCAACATTGGTATTCTTCCTTCTGGTATGTACCGTGCTCGTAAGATGGTTAATGGCGTTTGCTATTCTCAGTATTTCACTAATAAGCGTACTGCTCAGAAGTGGATTAATACTCTCTAATTTTCTATGTTTTTGTTTCAGACCCGGGGCCGAACCGGGTTTTTTTATCGATTATGGAGAAATTAAAGCTTTATTTGTGCCTTAGTGATGATGGTAAACTATCATTACAGACAAGATTTGAAGTAGATGAATGGATAAAAAATATCGAGGAAGCAATGGGAGCCTTTTCTCAAACAATTATAGGTCCTGTAGAACTTCCTAATGAAATTCCCTACTTCTTTATTGTATTCATGAATGGCCAGAAAACCACCACTTATGATCTTGTGCAAGCTGCTGATATGGAATCTGCAAAGATTAAAGTAACTACAAAGAAACGCAATGCTGGAAAAAGGATTGACTTCAAGAGAGTATTCAATATTGCAGACATTATCAAAGAATATACAAGATAGTGAACTATATTGGTACAAAAATCGTCCCTACAAGATTCTCACTAATACTAAGGTGAAAATTGAAGACCAATGGCTTGATTGCACCATCTACATATGCCTATATGATAATCCTGACGGACAGATTTGGGTGAGAGAAACCTCACATTTCGATCATTTCTTTTCTATAACACGGCCTGAGAATCCATACTTTGGTCCTAAATCTAAAAGTATAACGGAATAATATGGGAAATGGAGAACATGATTATACTGAATCCGTAGAATCAGGATGGTTGTTTTGGAAAAGGCAAATTATACGAAGAGAAACTGGGGAAGTATATCTGGATAGACGAATTATATTTCGCACTCCATTTGGGTCTCTAATGTATCATAAAATCTACCTAACGGATAATGATTGTCTCCATGATCATCCTTGGGGATTCATGTCAATTATCCTAAAAGGTGGATATGTTGAGCATACTAAGGAAGGAGCAAAGCTATTTGGTACAGGTAGTATTTTATTTCGTAAACCAGAATTTGCACATAGGCTAGAAGTATGGCAGCCGACTCATACATTAGTCTTTACTACACCAAAGAAAAGAACATGGGGTTTTTGGACTCCAAAAGGTTGGATAAGATGGATTTATTATAAATCAACAAATAGTTGCGAGTAAAATGGCAGAAAAACTAGAAGAAACAATTGCAAAGATCGATAAAGATTTAGGCAAAGGAACCGTAATGAAACTCGGTGAAAAACAATCGGAACCCGTAGAAGCCATATCAACTGGCTCATTAGGCTTAGATAAAGCTATTGGAATAGGGGGTGTACCGAGAGGTAGAATCATTGAAATCTATGGTCCAGAATCTTCTGGTAAGACTACTATTGCCACTCATATTATTGCAGAAGCTCAAAAGAAAGGAGGTATTTGTGCTATTATTGATGCAGAGCATGCATTCGATGCTCCTTACGCTGCTTCTATCGGGGTTGATGTGGATAATTTATATATTTGTCAACCCGAATCTGGCGAACAAGGTTTGGAAGTCGCCGATCGTCTTATTGACTCTGGTAACTTTGCTGTCGTTCTCATTGATAGCGTTGCTGCTCTTGTTCCTAAGGCCGAATTAGATGGAGAAATGGGTGACAGTAAAATGGGACTTCATGCAAGACTTATGTCTCAAGCATTGAGGAAGCTCACAGGAACTGTTCACAAAACTAATACATGCTTAATCTTCATCAATCAATTGAGAGATAAGATTGGAGTCATGTTTGGTAATCCTGAAACTACCACTGGTGGTAATGCTCTAAAATTCTATGCCTCAGTCAGACTTGATGTGAGAAGGAGTGTAACCACAGCTAACTCTGTGATGAATGGAGATGAAAAGATTGGTAATCAGACAACTGTGAGAGTTATAAAGAATAAAGTGGGAAGTCCTTTCAAAAGCGCTCAATTTGATATTTTATATGGAGAAGGTATCGACAAACTCGGAGAGCTTATTGATTCGGCTGTCGAGGAGAAAGTGGTTCAGAAATCTGGCTCTTGGTATAGTTATAAAGATTCGAAGATTGGACAAGGTAGAGACGGTGTCAAACAACACTTACGAGACAATCCCGAATTCGCAGCAGAAATAGAAGCTCAGGTACGTACAAAATAAAAAATTCCCCCTTCGGGGAATTTTTTTTTACTTGTCAAGAACGTAGATTATTGTGGTTGAGTTAACCAATTTATTCCATTATTGACAATGGTAGATAACTCATTAATGTTCTGTGTATCAATTGCAGTTAATTGAGTGATAACATATCCTGCGGAAGATGCTATATTAGGATCACTATTAGAAGCTAATGAAACAAGTTGCGGAAGAAGAAGCTGTTTCATATCTCCATTCATAGAACTACCTGTACGCTCAGGTTTAAATCCAAGAGTTGTATAAATATCAATTAGATCATCTGGCAGGATTTCCACTGATACTAGGTCTTCAAGTTCAAATGTTCCTGCCAATAGTTGATCTCTAACCATTGAGGCTATATAGAAATACTGTAACATAGAGCCGGACATCATAAATTCGGCACAGTAACCAAGATGTTTCTTTTTGAGTTGAATAGTAAGCTTTGTGTTCATATTATACTATAGTAAATTGCTTTGTTACTCCTCCCACTCTTATAAATATATTACTTCCATCAAACCATATATCTCCATTATTAGGAGTGGTGGGAGCCACGCCAGTAGCGAGATTTATATTTGAGGCGGTTGTGGTGGAAGCTGCTATTGCTAATCTGGCAGCATTTGTAGTGGCTACATTTACACCAACATTTCCATTAATACGTCCACTTCCATTCACCTGCAATTGATCCACTCCATTATCAGAAGTAGTATTCATTAATATCCTACCAGCAGTAGTAATGCGCATTCTTTCAGCCGCACTCGAATAGAATGTAGGAAAGAATGAATTAGATACAAACCACCTGAACTCTCCAGTGGAGGAGCTTGCTATATACATACCCCCATATGATGTACCTGTAGGATTAGATGGAACGAAACCTGCATAAGTTCCTGATACAAAAAATCCAGTACCATTTGCCAAACCATTTCCACAAGCTGCTATCAAACCAGCACCAGCCGCATTAGCACCTACGAAGTGAGATTGCAGTTTTGAAGTACCTGTAACTGTAAATAATGTGTTGGTATTATCCCATGTTAAGTTAGCAGAGCCTGCAAATGCTCCTGCATTGTTATATTGAATATTAGTAGTTGCTCCTCCCGGAGTTGGTATAGTGGGCGTACCAGTCAGTTTACTGTAAGCAAGAGATGTAATCCAAGAAGGATTTGAATAACTCCCAGTAGTTAAAACCACCGGATCAGTTATTCCATATCCTGAAAGTGTTGTAGGAGTTCCCGTGATCTTGGACCATGCGAGACTTGTTATCCATGTTGGATTCGCATAGCTTGATGTGGTATCTACAGCATTTGTCACTTGTGCAGCCGTGTAATCGCCAATAGTAGGAATAACTATGCCAGTTCTGGAATTGAAACTAGTAACGATAGAAGGAGTCCCAGTAATCTTGCTCCAATCTAAACTGGTAATCCAGCTAGGATTTGCGTATGAACCTGTAGTAAATACATCACCTACAGACCAAGTTCTATTAACTGTAAGATCAAATGCAGTACCATTTATTGTTAAAGTTCTACTATTAGGAACTGGAACATATCCTAATGCAGTAGTAACCATCCCACTAGTAATACCTGTGATATATCCTATATCATTAGTGAATGCACTAAGCACTGTGGGAAATGTAGCATATGTACCATCACCTCTAGTATACTGTAAACTAGTACCTGTGAAATTATATATAGTGGGTTTGTTAAGGATTTCTGCAACTCCGCTCACTGCATTCCAATCAGAATTTACTTGTGCAGCAGGAATAGTTGGTTGATTGATCAGATCGTTATAATCTCCTGAGAATGCTACTATCGCAAGAGAGGATATATTAGCCTTAGTATTAAATAAGGTGATCAAATCTGTCTGATCATTTATATTTCCTCCAATAGCTCCCCATATAGTTGGAGTAGGAGGAGTTGTAGTTACCACCCACTGAGTTCCATCCCAGAAATATAGAAGAGATAGGGTGGTATCAAAGCACGGAAGTCCTATATTGGCAATTGTCAAAGAAGCACCAAGTACTAACCTATCAGTTGTCGATAGAGGATTAAGTCTCCAATTCTTTAGAATACTAACCTTTTGCCCATCTATATCTACATATTTCTTATTAAGTGCCATTAATATAGTATTAGTATGTGTCCGTCTAATAAAACATTAGATGTGAGCTGTATACTTTGATCACTAAATAATTTAAATTCAATCTCTACTTCCTCTCCTGTTGGATCAAGAACAAGATAACCCTTCACAATTGGAATATTGTGATTATTAGCAGGTATAAAAAAAGAATACCCTGAAAGGGTAATCTTATAAACGGTTAACTGCTTATCTATGGAGTTTAACCTCCCTAATATTACACAAGGATCAATCATTACACAAGTGTAAATGTTTTTCTAACGCCAGCAATTGTAAAGTATAGATTAGTACCATCAAATTCAAAAGCACCAGTTTCAGGTGTAGTGAGTAGAGTACCTACATCAAACTTTAATGGTGCATCACCTGCGGATGCATTGCCTGCTCCTATATGAACATATGCAGTGGGATTATTTGTGCCATCAAATACACCTTTCCTAATAGATACTCTACCGGCAGAATTTCCAGTAGTATCACTAGCAAGATATACATCTCCACGTTGTATTTCCAATCCACAAAGAGGAGCTGTAAGAGCTACAGGAACACTAGGTGCATATAGAAAACCATAAATAAGGTTTGATGGCTGAGTGTTGCGAATGCTCTGAGAAAGTCTTATTGCAGCATATGAATATGCATCATCAGTAGTGAGATTGACAGAAGACGTTATTAGAATATCTGTCATTAATGGATTTCCAGAAGGTGCTGAAGGATGCCAGTTAGAATTTATATTATAGGCAGCTTGCTGACCATTAACTAGAGGAAAGTTATTATAATAGGTGGGTGTCCATGCTTGGACGCCAACTCCTCCGTTTCTCGTATCAGCATATCCTATATTATCATTAACATCTACACTTAATACAGAAATATTATTATGACTAAGATTGAATAATGATCCACTAGAGAAATTGGAATTGTAAGCAACTCCATGATTTACAGTAAATTTCTCATTAGCTGTCTGGTATTGGAATGCATTTCCACCACCAACTTTGAAGTCATTACCATTTATAGTGTCTACAAAACTAAACATACCAGTACTATCAATAACGAGAGTATCGGCACTAATATTTGTATTTGGGTCTACAGCCTGATATGTAAGCATATCAAGTTCTGTACTGAAGTTACCTGCTACAAATCCAAAGTTTGCTGGGCTATAGTTGAAAAATCCTTGTGGATCAGCACCAAATGCTCCATTATCATTGAACTGTATGTCTCCATTAGAACCGGCAGGAGTTCCCCCAGTACTAATAGCTTCAAACCTAAAAGGATTACTCTGAGTACCAAATCCGGTATGAGTGACAGTGGCAGTGTCCTCTATGAATATGAGAGGGCAGCATTCAGGATTTTGCTTATCCTTATAAATAGAACCCCAGAATAGGGCATCGCGTCTTGTAGGCATTATAATAAATTAAAATCTTAAATAACCAATTATAGGTTTAGTATTCTTTCTCACCTTACGAGCCACTTCATATCCCTCTCTGCTTCCTGTATCATTAGTATTACCTTCTATTGTATGCAAAGTTCCATCTGCTGCAATAGATTCGATAATACCAGTATGACCCAAACCATTTCCTAAGTCCATTATAAAAATATCTCCTGCTTGAGGAGTGTGTACTTGGTTTAGTCGTTCATGAGTATACTCATTAAGAACACCACCAGTTTTAGTCATAGGATTCTCTATGCCTAATTGAGTAGATGCCTGATTAAAGCACCAGTAGATGAAAGCCATACACCAAGAGGCAGGAAAGTTGATACCTACAGAATTGAGGTATCCTTTCACTGTTGGTCCCCAATTGGAACCTCGTGGTACTTCTTCCTTCCCAACTTGAGTGATAGCGATCTGTAATGCAGTATTGCTAAGTTGGCTCATCACTAGATTTTTAAGCAGTTTGATCAGGTGTAGATTCATTAACAACTGGAGTTTTACTCTGTTGTTCCTGAATCTTCTGATTTAAGAAATTCACAATAGGAGCTGCATATTCGTAAGGAACTTTATTAAGAAAAGCCCCAAGCTGCTGAATATCAGCACTACTAAGTAATAAAGATACTTCTTTCATTGTTTGATTTTTATATATGGTTTAAGTTTATGGATTTGTTAGAGTGAATGTTGTAGTTGCACTCTGCACATTTGTTCCGCTATCCGTGTAAGCGATAAAATAGTAGTTAACAGATTGAGAGCCAACTGCATTCGTAACATTAAAAGTTCCCACTCCGTTATTTCCAAGGATCACTTGTCTTAATGTTCCATTTACATAGAAGTCTACGTGCGTAATAGCATCTATAAAAGGCCCTCCAGTTACTACAGTTACAGAAAGATTATACGGATCAGTCGCACTATGCACCGTCCCAGTAGGACCAGTAATAGCAAACGTAGTATCATCTTCAAAGCAGCAAGGTGGTGTTACATAGTTTATAATCGCATTATAAGTGCGCTGTAAGCTTTGGATATGGCCATTCCTATCCATACCATAGAGCATAGTATATACTGTCTTAGTGAAAACACTTTCCTTGCCTGTATGGAGGTCTATAATAGGATTATCAGGATCGCAGCAGGCTGCTCCGATCTTTAATTTAATATATTCTGCTGCTCTTAGAAGAAGATTCTTCTCAGCAGTAGTTTTGGAACGAGTACTCCTCAGGTAATCTTTAACGTAATTCTCAAGAGGGGTTTGTCTTATTACTCTCGCCATTTGGTAACCAGTTTAACTTTTTTGCTATAAAATATCCAGCTATAAGAAGTAGGAGTAAGATGGCTATTGGGATTGTTAATCCAAAACTGACACCCTTGTGAGTTACAGTTTTAACTTTCTTATCTTCTGTCTTATTTAATTTTGTATCAACTGTAGTTTTAACATGAAAAGTGTCATCATGTTTCTCTATAGTTGTATTATGTTTAGCACTATCAATGTGCCTTTTTATTGTTGTCTTATGCTTTATTGTAGTGGTATTACCAGTTGAATCTTTTGTAATAGTAGTTACACTATCATCTATCTCTTCATCAATTCCATATATAGCCAGATTCTTATCTATACTAATATCTTTCCTACCCACTGATGAATCCACTACTGTATGTGCTATACTATCAATTTTAGTATGTGTGACTTCCTTGTGCTTATTTGATGAAGCACAGGACGCTAAGAACAAACTAAATATAACTAGCCATTTCTTCATATTAATACAAATACTGTTAGTATTATTGCTGCTGCTAGGAATGCCAGAGACTTTTCCTTAGCGCCATTCACTCCAAATATCTTGACAAATATCTTATCTACAAATGCAGTACTACCTAAGTAGTTAAGATTTAATGAACTATAATAATTGAAAGCTATATCAAATATTGCTAATCTAACTAGGAGAGCCTGAGCCACTATCCAATACCATAAGCAAGGAAAATCAAATGCTAAGGTTCCTGTAAACATTGCAAAGATAGCTGCACCATCCCTATGCCACCGTTGTATTCGCTTAGTGGTAATATCACCTGTAGCTTCTTTATCCTTCAACAGGTAAGAACTCGCGTCCTTACCTGCCATGAATAATGTGAATATAACTAATATGACAAAGGTGGCAATTATCATTAGTATTTAACTTCTGCGGCTGGCTTTTTAGCCTTTATTAAATCTACTGATTCAGGCACTTCTCCATATAACACTGTATGAACACTATCTTCTGGAGATAATGTATAATAATTGAAGAAGTAATTAGATTTAGTGGAATCTGTTACATTGATAGGTTTACCTTTAGTAATCCAGAGATTTACATCAGGAATTCCCTGTTCCCTATTGCTTCTTAGAGCTGTGGCAGGAGCAATTAGAGTACTGAAATAGATGAACACTGCAAGTATTTGAGTAGCAAGACCTTGGAAGCTTCCTTTATCATCGGAGTATTTCTTATAGAAGATATAACCAAATATTGATCCAATTATTGGACCTACAATCTGCCATATTCCAGCACGCCAGAAACGATGTGTGAAATTATAAGCAAATTCATTATGAAGTAATGCCACTATCCCCACTGTAATTGCAGCAACTATAGCAAGTACAATTGAATACTTATAGGTTCCATCAGCATTTTTAAATAAGCTCATTTTTGTATATTTTTACAAAAGTACTATAAATACTTGATAATTCCAAATTAGGGATTTGGAGTCTTCTTCTTGTTCTTCAAATCATGCTCCATCTTCATAAGTTGACGTAGCTTGTTGAACATGAAGAATTTATCCTTAACCCACTTATATATCGTATCTAAGATGATCATTCCTAGCATACCTACAATAAACGATAAAGCTGCCATATATTCTGGTGCAATTCTTTCCCCATAAGCTATCATTGGAGTAACATAACCTGCTACTAATGAGCCGATTATAATCTGTCTAAGAGCTTCTATGAATCTTAGCTTCTTATAGATGGACCATACAATAGCTCCAATGAAACCATTTATGAGGTATTTATAACCAATACCTAAGTCATTTAAGAACTTTACAATGTCAAACTTCATCTTTAATGCAACTTTCATCCTGCATGCTTCGATTTTAAGCGCCTTCTTCAGTTGGTATTACAGGAACGGGTGGCGGAATGCTTCCAATTACGGTGTTTTGATATGTTTTCAGACCGAGTAGAGCTGCTATTAATGCAGCTTCTATTCCCAAAATCATGGCAACCTGAGCTAAGTTAGCACTTATAGCACTAACAAGAGCAGGATTTACGTCTTTCTGTAGGATAAGGTTCAGGGTATGGATTGCGAGGGTCGCTGAGTTATGAACATTTATTATGAAATCTATGCAAAGAGCAATAGCCGCGGCACTACGAAGGGAAAGTTTATTATCATTTCCCTCCCATATTGGACGCAAATATCTTATAAATCTCCTCAATTATATTAGAGTGAATGTTTTAACGACTCCACCCACCTGAGTTTTAAAATTGGTACCATCTTGCCATATGTCACCATCTACTGGTGTAGTGGGGGCTACGCCTGTTGGAATATTAAATCCTGCATTTGCAGTGATAGAAGCAGCTGTGTTTAGTTTACCATACACAAGGGGACCTTCATTCACTGATATTGTTGCAGCTCCTCTATCCCAAGTAGCATTACGACGGATTAGAATATTGCTTTGAGTTGCATTTAGAGTACCATTTTTCAGTGCTGCACCCTCTTCTACCAAAATATCTAACTGTCTAGCTGAGGTTCCTGATCCTAATTGGATATATGCTTTAGGTTTAACCTGTACATTAAATATAGAAGGACCCATAAAGTTAACACAATCCATATATCCATGATCTATAGTTACATCTCCAACTCCAATATTAGTACTTAGAACATAGTTCCTACCCCATTGAAAGTCTTTAATTGCATTACCTGTAATACCTATAGAGGTAAAATAGTCAGCATCTGCCTTGGTGAAACGAACGATATTACCACTAAATCCTTCTCTTCTTTCTACAATCTGATCATTATTAATATCATATACTATTGCATCCCACTGAGAGACATAATCAGTATTATTAATAGTAGGAACCGAAAAATTCCATGCTGTACTAAGTGTATAGTGATCAAGTGCAGTTCCCACTGCTCCAGCCACATTAGTCCAAACAAATCCTCCATATGCTACTTTCGCATTGGCTGCATACGATCCCGCTGGATTCCATACTGGAATTGATGCATAATTAGGTACGAAGAATCTTGCATAACCCTGTAATAGTATTTGGTTAGGTTGGAAAGCGGCCTGAAACAAAGGTATTATAGAGTAACTACCACGACTATTTGTTGACAGACTAGGATGTATCTGATCACATTTATAGAAAAATCCTTGGAAAAGAGCATTATTATTCTTTCTTGCTATTAAATTAGCCAGTGATCCAACATCCTGAACAAGTCCTCCACTACTCTTAAAGTTATTTATAGCAGTAGTAATAAGATTATTAGTAGTTATAATATCAAGAATAGAGTAATAGTTCGATGTAGGAGCATGTAATGTAAACTGATAAATACCACCTACAGTATCCCAATCTGTAAAGAAAAGCTTTCCACCATCTGAAATTAATAATTCATTAGGATGAAATGGAGCATTTGTATTACCGCAGTAATAACTCTTCGCACTCTGAGTTGCAGGATTATTATCAGTTGCATTCCATGTTTGTATATATCCTCCAGAAGCAACATTGTATATTAATGTTCCATCTGTGAATAATCCAAAAGTGGGAAGTGCAGTTGTGAATGATCCCTGATTACTAAATTGAGAAGCTCCTGAAAATGAATCTTTACCACTTTGAAATCTTAGAGCACCTCCTGTCTCTCCTGCAATCCATATAATAGAACCAGCAGTAGTTGTATTGGCTGCTGCTTTCACATAGGCAAAATCATCTGTTGGTGTTCCTATATATGTGAATGCTGATAGTGTATTAAAAGTATTTAATACAGTTAGTGCAACTGGATCAATCTTAAATAAATTCCCACTAACACAAGTGACAATAAGTTCTATACCATCTGAATACTGGATAACTTGTGCGGCATGTCCATTAAATGCTCCATTAGGGAGTGTTAATTGAGCAGATATAGTCCATGTAGCAATAGCTATTTTATATAATATTGTAGGATTCGTATAACTAATTACATATACAAATGTTCCATCTGTAGCAACGCCCGGTAATTGTCCTGATACAAGTCCTGTTACAGGATGATCTACAAAAGTGTCAGTTGTAGGATCAATTTCTGTTATACTATTTCCGGCTGCTGAGTTACAATAAATCTTATTATTAACTGAATCATAGGCAAATTGAGCTGTACCCGTACTACCACTTCTTATTTGTGTCTTTGCTGCCAAACTAGTGTCCGGACTAGTAAAAACAAATATACCAAAAGTAGAAGTGGAACCACAGTAAAACTTGTTATTAACCTTAAGAGTGGCATGAATATGATCAAACCCGGTCGCACTATTAGATACGTTAACTTTGTTAATATCTAATCGTGATGTTGCTACCGGACCTCTATCTGGATAACCTATTAATGATTGAGACATATTCTATTATTTTATTCCGTGCCATTTATATGTACCAGTTCCACTAATAGTGTAAGCAGGTAGTAACGCTCCATCTGTAGCTCCATCTGTAAATACTTCTCCTTGCTCTGTCATAACGTATGTAGAGGCATCTGACAAGGTAATAGTTACCGAGTCAGCATTTGAAGATGTCTTAACTAAAGAAACACTTTTAAATCCCGCAGGAATGGGACTTGTTGTACCAGCAGAAGTTATCTGGGTTACTGGAGGGTTCGCTGCAACGATAGTAACGTTTACAGGATTAGTAATGGGGTTAGTCACCACTACATTTGTTCCTCCGCCACTAGATTCAGCAGCTAATTTACAGGTAGACTGTGCGATCTGTCTGAGAAGACGACCAAATTCACCGAAAAACGGTTTTAAATCACCAATTAATGCCATAATAATATTTTTATCAACTTTTTAGGAAAGTTCAACCCTTAGGTTCAGCATATAATGCTCGCAGACACAAAAATAGGACATTCTTGGGAGAACATCCTATTAGTTAAAGAGTTGTACACTCTAATAGCATTATTTAGTACCCGGTAAATTGTAATATTTCCTCTGCTCGGTAGGAGTCATAGTATTTATTATCTGATGTACACCTGGAAGAATCTTCAGGAGTTTGATAAACAATTTGTTATCTCCTTTCTTTGCTATACCTGCTGCTCTGGCATATTGCTCTGTTGGATGTGCTAATTGCTGAGCCACTGCTATATACTTCTCCATTAGGTTAAGAGAAGCTGCTGGATTTCGAATTACACGAATGAAGTCCGCAGGATTAATGTATTGAGTAATATCAGCAGACATTCTGGTAATCTGAAGTTTTGCCTCTGCGGTGAGCCAGTTCTTATCATCATCCTCATTAGAGAATCCAGCAAGCATCATAGCAGCAAGAATTACACCAAACTCAAAAAGAGTTCGATTTATTGCATTCTTCTCATCTTCATTATATCCTTCCTTAGTCCATAGTCTCTGAACCATTCCAAATTTGTAATCCTTTGCATCACTAACTAACTTCTTAAAGAAAGTATTCCAATAACCTTCATTGGTAGTTCCAAGTTCATAGTCCACATATTTACGTCCATAACGACTTCTAAAGGAAGTAAACATATATTTACGGAACATGAGAGCGAGCTTTCCATACCAACGACGCTGAGCTACAGATTTGTCGAACTTATTATATACACCGTGCAAACTCTTATTAATGGCATGAAGACGGTTACGGAATGCGGTATCATCCTGCTTAGTCCAGTTTAAATTCTCATTCTCTAATGGATTAATATGATTACCATCTGCATCCTTTATATCCCATGCATCTGCCAGAGTCATTTCTTTTCCATCCTTAGTCGTGAGTTTAGTGGCATGCATTAAACTTAACATTCCTGTGAGTTGAATCTGATGTTCACCTGCATGTTGCATGAACATAAGAGTACTTCTTCTAAATCCCTTATTGATAACACCACTAGTTACACCATGACCATATTCATTCTTAAACTCTCCCTGAGGAACGTCATAATGCTCAGCCATTGTGTGAAGAACACTATCTCCTCCTCCTGCTACATCGTTTATCACTGATGGCATATAGGCCCAGTATTTTCCATTAGCCCAAGCCCAGTCCTTCTTCCCCCAAAATCTTCCACCCATTGCCTCAAGAGCATTCGAATAATTACCCACTACAATATTGTTCAGACCTCCGTGGAAGTTAAGAGCCATATTTGTAACTGTAGTGAATGTACCAAAGTTCTGTGCTAATTTATTAATAGAGAAATCACGACCCAGAATATTCACTTCTGCTTTGAACTCAGAATCACCAAACATTACATCATCGATAAACTCATTAAGACGTGCATTAAGCATATCTTCCCTTGCCATCTTAGGAACTACCTTTTTGGTGATAGCATTTATCTTGGCAAAACCCTTTGCATTCGTCTGAGCAATTTGACGACCCTTTATACCTAAGTTATAGTCTCCATTAAGAACTGTCTTAAGAACCAGAATATTAGGTTCTATTTCTGACATTCCCTCAAAGTTATTAGCCATTTGAGAGAACTTAAGAGTGGAGGACATTAAGTCTACCTTCAAATCATCCGGATCGAGAAACTTGGTGTATTTTACTGGTATATACTTAACCTCTGTCCCATCCTGACGCTGTACAGTTCTATCAGAATCATAGTTAGCATACATTGATCTAATAGGAGCCTTCACTGTATCAAGAAGATTCTTCTTTATTGTACTCGTACTCCATTTAATATCAGAGAAAGCATTCTTTCCTTTAGATTCTTGAGGGATAATTCCAAAGCGAAGTCCATAGTTTCCTAGCTTCTCATTTGCATTATTATATGTGTTATACAGAGTCTTATAATACTCTGAAGTCATCATTTTATTGAACTCTGGATTTCTATACTTCTCGGAGGGGCTAATTAGGTCACCAGCAAATATTCTGAAGGTATCCTTCTGCTGATTATAGCTATATATCTTTCCTTTGAAGAATGAAGCTCTGGATAATCCACTAGCATAGAATTCATTATCCATTTCTATAGTATTCTCCAGAAGCCATCTCTCAAATTGACGCTTAGATAGAGATTCTCTCTTTTGTTCAATTATAGTATTAGCATTGGGATTTACCCTCGTATTCTCAGCATAGAATTTAGAGACAGATTTCTGATAGGCACGATATTTCTTCATATCATTCCTGGAAGGCTTGGCACCGAGATTCTGAAAGAATGTTCTCCTGTCCTTTTCGTATTGATCATCAAGATATTCTGTGTGATATGCAAGACGGTTTACATATCCATATATAGGTTCTCCTTCAGAATCCACTCCGATTTGCTCATAGTTCTCTGCATTACGCAGAAATTGCATGTTAAATTCCTCTTCTCCCTTCCTAGTAGTATAGAGAGGAGTACTTCTAACTTTCTCATAAGCATCCTGAAGAGATTTCTGAATCTCCATATCTTTCAGGTGATTATCATAGATGACATCTTTAAGGGCCAGACCAACTGCTGCTGATATTGCATCCTGAGAATTTATAACTGCACCAAGCCAATATCCTGTCACATCAATGTCTCTAGTAGCCATGATGAGCTGATCTTTGAATTGATCCTTTGTAATTACATCATTCTTCTTTCCATTAGCAATTAACTGTGCATTTGTAGGCTCTATGTATGGGAATAACCATTCTGTAAGAAATGAAAGAGCAAAGTTCTTATAATCACTCACCATTATATCCTTCTTAGCAATAGCTTCTGCGAGTTTTGCCATCGTGTCATCCTTAAACCCTGCACCTTCTTTAATAAGAAGAAGTTGAATATCACTCATGGATTCGAACACATTCAGAAGTTGCTGTATTTCTCCAAGGGTATATAGATTGTAAGCTAAATCATCCTTAGTTAACTTAGATGGGTCTTTAACCGCAGTTCTCATAGTATTGAAGCGGTTATAAGCAGAGTCTACATAGTGCAAACTATTGGCAACAAAGTTATTGATTGAAGTGATCTCATCCTGATTTTGTATAACCTGATTAAGATTTGCAATATCTTCCTTAAACTGATCTCCCTGCTTTCTCTTTCGAATAGTAGCATTCAGGATAGCGACTCTATCTTTTATCCTATCATATATTTTCGCATATGTTAAGTCTGTATCCTCATTAGTCTTCTGATATTTAGTCATGGACTCAGTCTTCTTCATAAGCGCACCCAAGTCTGCTACATACAAATCATCTACCATCATCTTGGCAATATCATCCAAAGTGGTATTCAAATCCAGATTCTTGAAGTCTATCATATTCAATTTCTTGAATATACTTCTTAGCCAGTTAATAAACCTGTTAAATAGAGACTGAGATTCATTATATTTCTGCTCAGATAGTCTACCAAGATATTGAACCATAGCTTCTTCTAGCCTACCATCAGGATTTGTCTCAGAATATAGCCTATTAGTATAGGTTTGGATTTCTAAACCATATTGACTTGTATTCAACTCAGCTGCTAATGCCCAATAAAGAGAGGGATTTTCTGCGCGTAATACAGAGATAAAAGGATGAAGAAATTCATGGAATGGTGTATCTCCAGTCACTTTACTCTTATTTATACGAATCTCACTCTGGCCATCTGAATATCTGTGAATAAATACTCCCCTATAATTACTATGTGATCCTTCTCCAAAGTCTGCGAACGAAAAAGCTCTGATATTAAATCTATTACTGAGTTTACCTAGTAGAGTATCTAAAGTATCCCATGATTCCTTGAACTTTTCCCCTAATGTTGCTTTTTGATATTGCTCGTAAGTCCTTTGGCTTGCTTCTGGAAATAATTGCTGAGCAATTTCTGTGATGCGTTCTCCAACTGCTTGGACAAGACCTGCTCTTTCACTCGGGGAAGAATTTGCTTGTTGGGCGATTTCATATAAAGCTTGTTCTGCATTTTGTTCAAATACATTCTTATATACTCCCTTAATCTGAGTAGCAAGATTCTGGACCTCCTGTACTAGTTGTACAGACCTTTCTACAGCAGGATTTAATGGAAACTGATATTTCTCATTGAGAGAGAACTTAGAGTTCTCATTCTTCTCAATAAGTCCGGGATATAATCTATTAAACTCTTCTATTAGTTTATGATTTATAAATCGATTGTCATCATGAGCAATCTGATAACCAAATGATTCTCCAATAGTTTTAGATATTCCGGGAGTGTAAGAGGTTGATAGAAAGCGCGTTACATCAGAAAGTCCTTGAAATCTATATCTCTCAAGTAAACTCATCTGTTTACCATCCTGATTAATAACCTGCATTATAGGATTTACAAATGGTACCACTGCACCATTTTCTGTCTTCACAACTTTTCCATTACCAAACCAATCTTTAAACTTTGGTTGTTCCACTCCCATAGCAAATTCTTTGGCATTTCTTTCACCAAGCTGTGCCACTAATCTATTAGAATATTTTGTATCTTTTATATCACACCACATATTAACAACTACTGTTTTCGTCTACCTGATCATCTGTGAAGAAATCAAGAGGCATATCCTCTGATTCATTATAGGCAAGTTGTTGCAGTCCACCAAAGATACCCTTAGAGGGAGATAGGTTCTCCACATTGGGTTGTGGGGTCACTGGTTCCTTAGTGGCGGCATCAGTATGAGTATTATTTGGGGTCGGAGTAGGAATCTTGGGAGTTTCCTGACTCTTGGCTGCAACTTGTGCTATAAGCTGCTCTCTTGTAGGACGTTCTCCTAAATTTGCCATACCCGTGGTATTAGTTGTACCAACTGGTGTGGTGAGAACATAACGAGCAGATATGCCAGAAGGTATTTCCTCACCTTCTTTA